TTTGAATATAAATTCAGAAGCTTTCGCATATGGAGCTATGAAAGGCACTTTTTTAAGAGCGCCAGCCATTTGTGCAAGTGAAGATGTAATCTTTTCAACGGGTCCAGTTTTCATTTCTGATAAACCAGATTCCGTTGTGATTTGGATATTGGTGCCCGTTGGACATCCTAATTCCACATCCTCAAACCAACCATAAACTTGTAGAGAAACATTAGATGCAGTGGCAGCAGCAGCTTTAATATCCCCAATGGAATATAAAAATAGAGTGCCAGCATTCTCAAAATCATCAAATGACGTAGTATCTGCAATAGCAGTTGATGCTGTATTATACAACCTAAACATCGCTTTAGGAGTAATCATGGGAATCTCAAGAATAGTAGGTTCATTGTCTGTAACAGACATGGCCACTGATTCACGAGATTGTGACAAATAATTAAGCAACATAGGTCGCCAAGCAGTATTAGCAGCTATGGATGCCTCGTGTGCTACTAAAGTAGCATTACGTAGAGGATATGGTTGATAAGAGAGCATAAGCCTACCATAATGAAAAGGTGATCCTGATACTACTACCTTGATCATCAATTTTCCTTTAAAATAAGCAAAATTTCTCGTCTTTGATCTAAAAAACGCATTAAGCGAAGCAAGATCCCATACTTTCAATTTAACTGATATACTACCTCCAACAGGAGTTTGAAAGGTTGTAAGTTCAATAGGGCGTTTAAAAACATCATTCATTGAAAGAATGTTTTTTGCACCTTGATCTAACATATAAGAAACACCACTACTTTCGTAATTTGTAGGAGCTCCTGTCACATCTGTTAAATTGTCATGAACGTCGATTAACTTCGAGTCTACCTCTCCGTCATCCATTTCAAATGTACCTGATTCGGTAATAATTTTTGACTCTGAAGATTTCATAATACTCTTATTGATTAAACCAATAGTGAGTTTAAGATCGGCTTCTCTACTAAGTACACGAACAATATATTCAGATTTGGAATGCATGCTCGGTGATGAAGTCACCAAAGGACGTTTCTTTAACTGATATATGTCTTTAACAAACATAGTATTCATGAGTTTTATTTCTTTTTCAACTCGAGTCAATTGAGTTGTATAGAAAGTGAGTCTATCCACTAAGAGTGAACTGATAGGCTCGGAGAAAAGACTTTCGTCTTGTTTTATCTCTGCAAATCGGTAATAAGATAACAAGCATGATTCAAAGCTTGCCAAATCTTGGAAC